AAATAGAGGGGCGCAATCCCAATTTCAAGAAAACAAAAGCAGTTGAAAAAATTGAGAATGACCTTCTCAAAATGGGTGTGAAATATGTTGATTTGCCAAACAAAGCAGAAACAGCAGAAGCAATTAAACAAGAAGTTATTGATTTAGAGAAAAAGGGCTATGGAATCCCAGATAGGATTCAAAGGGGTGTAAGGATGAAGGGTGCAATGGCATGGGTAAATAGAGGCTCAAATTATCAGACCATATCTCTTAACCACAGAAAAGGTGGAAGATGGAATGAAATCACAGAGCTTGAAGAAATTTGCAATCTTCAAGTCAAGCAAGGCTTTTGGTCTAGCAGGGGTGTTGTGGCTCATGAGCACGGCCATTCCCTACACGCAAGAGCTATTGGTGTTGAGGGATTTAGGAATTACAGATATTGGTCGCTTCTGCCAGTAGAACAGGCAAACAGAATTAAGGGCTTGGCATCAAAGGTTAGTGGATACGCCAAGGAAGACCCCCTTGAGTTTGTGGCTGAAACTTTTGCTGGACATGTAAATGGCAAAAGATACTCTAAAGAAATCTATGATGCCTATGATGAGCTACGGGGGCCGAAGCTAAAGTTCTAGCCATGAGAATTGCCAAAGAGGACTTTACCCCAGAAGCATACAGGGAAGCCCAGGAAGAGTGGTTTAGGCAACTCTTTGGGGATGACTATGCCAAGAATGCAGACAAGGAACTGGCAAGACCAGGCCCGAAATCCACAGCCCAGACCCCAGCCCCTCCATCAGAGAGAATCAAAGGCTCCAAAGAGAACAAGCCTGGTTCTGCGGCCACAAAAAGCACAGGGGGCAAGATTGATATTGGGGAAGGGGCTGAAGAGGCCATTAAGAACAAGCTGAAGGAATGGAAAGACAAATACCCTAACAGGAAAGCCCCAAGCCTTGGAACCCTCAAGAAAGTATTTAGAAGGGGTGCTGGAGCCTATTCCACAAGCTTTAGGCCAACCATTAGGGGTGGAAAGCCCAACTCAAGGAATGCATGGGCATTGGCTAGGGTAAGCAAGTTTCTAAAGATGGCTGGTGGTGGAGAGGTAAAAGAATCTTACAGAAAAGCAGACGGCGATCTGCTTTGACATAAAAAGGGGTTTTATGCCCCTACCCTTGCCTCGTGGTGACGAATCTGAACAAGAGTTTGTGTCTAGGTTCATGGGAGATGAGCAAGCTATAAGTGATTTTCCCGATGAATCCCAGAGGGCGGCTGTTGCCTATAAAACTTACAGGGATGAAGAGGAAATGGAATGTGGGGATTGTGAAATGGAAGAGAACGACTTTGGTGGGGTAAGCATTCTGGAGATTGGGGAAGCCAAGGGGCATGACCTTTTTGTGGATAAGATGAGCCTTGAGAAGGCCATGGAAATCATGAAGCAAGCCCCTAATGGGGTTAAGGTAAAGATGAACCACGGCTCTGGCCTGGACGCTGTCGTCGGATTCGCCAGGAATGCAAGGATTGAGGGGGACAAGCTGGTGGCTGATTTGAAGCTACTGAAGAACAGCCCCCACTATGGCCTCATTAAAGAAATGGCTGATGAAGCCCCAGACCAGTTTGGCATCTCCCTTGCCTTTGTGAATGAGAGTGAAACCATTGAAGGCAAGGACTACATTCGCCCCCAAAGCATTGCCTCTGCTGACCTGGTTTCCAGCCCAGCCGCCACCAATGGATTGTTTGAGGAAGTTGTGAAGTTTATGCAAAAGTTCGGCTACATGGCCGGAGGGAAAGCTATTCCTGTTGATCTGCCAGAAGCAGTTGTCGAAGGGGATGGTTTGACAAAACAAGGAGAAACAATGGAAAACAAAGAAGGTTACGACTACAAAAAGGATATGGACGAAATTAAGGTTCGTCTCGCCGCATTGGAAGATGCGATGAAACCCAAGGAAGAAATGGTGAAGGAAGAGGAGAAAAAAGAAGAGGTGAAAGCCGAATCTGCTCCTTCCGTTGTCATTGAAAAAGAGGATGAGGAAAAAGAGGATGAGGGTGTTGAGATGGCCGAAGTGGTAAAGAAAGTTCTCACCCAATTTGGCATCAAGCCCATCCCTGCCTCCCCTGCTGTTGAGGCTCCTGTCGAGAAGAAAGAGGAGCCGAAAAACTTTGAAGCCCTTGTGTCTGCTCACCCGGAATACAAGACTTCGAAGCTGAAGGCTATGAAGGCCGTCATGCTTTCAAACCCCAATGAGTATGCCGAGGCTCTTGGCCGTGGCATCAAGAACATCTAACAAAAGGATAAAATAGAATGAGCACGAATATTGATAATGGATTCCGGACGTTCTCCAGTTCGTCCGCGATCTCGGCTTATCGCTTCGTCCAGCCCTCCACCACGACTGCTGGTGGTGTTGATGTGGCTGTGACTGGTGCGACCAAGGCCATTGGTTCAACCATTGAAGATGTGGCGGCCAACGGTTATGTGACCGTGAAGCTGTTCCACCCCACTTTCTTCGCAACCGTCTCCGGCACTTGTGCCATTGGCGATGTGCTGAAGTTTGATTCGCTTGGACAGGTGACGACCCTGGCCGCGAACCTTGTGACTGCCGGGATTGCTCTGGAAGCCGCCACCGCGACTTCTGCTGTGATCGAAGTGGCTGTTCCCCTGGTCTAACCCCTAACAAAGAAAGAATAAAACAATGAGCTTTATTTCTGGTGGAACCACCATTCGGGCAGACATCAACCAAGCGTTGATCGAAGCCCCCAACGCTGATACTGGCTTGATCGGTGCAGAGGTATTCCCTCTGTTGCCTGTCTCTGCCAAGAGCGGCCAATACCTCAAGGTTCAGCTTGCACAGGCTGACCTCCTCAACAATGACTCAAAGCCCCGTGCGGCTGGTTCTGACTACGCGCGTGCTATCCGTTCTTTTGGAACTGATACCTACGACACGATCGAATTCGGCCTCGAAGAGCTAATTGATGACAGTTTTCGCGCTGATGCTGACAGGTTTTTTGATCTCGAAGCATCGTCTGCCCGCTTCTTGCTCCGGCAGATTAAGCTTGGACATGAGAAGCGTGTGAGTGACATTCTGTTTGCCACCAACACGCCTTTCACCACCGCCGATCAGTCTGCCATCTCCGCATACACCAATGCGAACCTGGCCAACATTGATGTGGCTGGTGATGTGGCCGCCGCTCGCACCGAGCTGAACAAGCTTGGCTATGAGGCGAACACCGTCATCATGTCTGCCCCTGTGTTTGAGCGTATCCGCCGCACCACCAAACTCCAGAACCAGTTCTTCGGTGTTGTTTCTGACACCAAGGGCCGTCTCTTGAGTGAGGCCGAGATTGCCGCCGCCCTTGCGGTGGAGCGTGTTCTCGTGGGCCGTGCCGCCATCAACTCTGCTAACAAGAATAAGAGCTACTCTGGTGGCTTCATTGTTCCCAATAGCCAGATTGTGGTTGCCAATGTGCAGAGTGGACAATTCACCGCTGGTGGAGTTGGTCGTACCCTGGTGTGGTCGGCTGATGCCCCTGGTGGCTTTGTCTCTGAAAGCTATCGTGATGAAGCCCGTCGTAGCAATGTTCTCCGTGTTCGCATGAACACTTCGGAGAAAGTCATTGATGCGAATGCCGGTGTGCGTATCACCACCAGCTTTGCCTAAAGATTAGTTGCTTGTGTGTTCCTGGTGGGGGCTGGAGGGGAAACCTTCCAGCCCTCACTTTTTATACCAACAAAATGAAATGGCTTGTCTTGGCAATCATTCTCTCTGGATGCTCAAAGCCAGTAGAGCAAAATGAGCTTCCAAGTTATTCAGATATGGGGGCGGCTCAAGATGCCCAAGAAGCATTGACATATAGCAAATAGAAATCCTTAATAAGAAATCCTCAATGAGAAATCCTATCAGCCTTTACCTAATAGCTGGCAATGAAGAAGCCTATATTGAAAGATGCCTTGAATCCTTTAAGCCCATGGCAGAGGAGCTTGTTGTTTGCATTGCTAGGGGGAACCTTGAGCCAGACAAAACAGAAGAAATTGCATTGGCTCACGGGGCTAGAATTGTTCACTATAAAAATCAAAAAGCTGATTGGCCTCATATAGATGACTTTGCTGGGGCTAGGAACACAGCCCTTAATGCTTGCAAGAATGAATGGGCTATTTGGGTTGATGCTGATGATGTGATGCAACCAGGGGCAGAGGCTTTGGTTGATGATGCCATTGATGAGGCTAACAAGAGAGGGGCAGATTTAATTGCTTTTCGATACGATGTTCAAAATGCTGGATTGATTCCCCTCCGAGAAATGGCCTCAAGGAAAGGCAAATGTTCTTGGAGGAACAGGGTTCATGAAATGCTTGTAGCCCATGAGCCAGACAAGATGTTTGGCATTGATAAGGTGGTTAGGGTTCACAAGCCCCATGGCTATAAAAAGACTTCAGCAGACAGAAACTTTGCCATCCTAAAAGACACCCTGGTTCCTGCGGCCAACAGCCTTTACTACACCCAGCAAGAATACTTCCTTTCCATGAATTGGGAGAAGTGCCTTGAGTTTGGTGCAATGGCATTGATGTTCTCTGACCTGGAGGACACCCTTCGATACGATGTGCTTTGCAATATGGGAAGATGTGCCAAGCCAGAGGATAGGCTAAAATACCTTGGCCAAGCCATCACCCTCCAGCCAGACAGAAGGGAAGCCCACTACTGGACAGCCCTTGAATATGCTGGCAGGGGGCAATGGGCTAAAGCTTGGGGTTCAGCCAGGGCGGCCATGTCCCTACCAAGGCCATCCTCTCACTACTGGAACCAAGTAGAGGCCATATACAACTGGCAAGCCATGGATATGTATGAAACTGCCTCTGTTTGTGTGGGCAAGAAGGAAGAGGCTGAAAAGATGAAAAAGATGAAGCCAGCCCCCAGAATCACCATGGTTCATGCCACCAAGGGAAGGCCACAAGTTGCATGGCAAAGAAGGTTTCAATGGCTTTCCCTGGCTCAAAAGCCCCTAGAGATTGAGTGGCTGTTCATGGTAGATCATGATGACCCCATTGATTACACCCCCCACCAGGCCATTAGGTGTAATCCTGGGGGCATTATCAATGCTTGGAACCAAGGGGCAAAACTAGCCAAGGCAGACATTATTGTTCAAATGTCGGACGACTGGAGCCCGCCAAGGCATTGGGATGCCTCTATTTGCTCTTTAATTGGCTCTAAAACAGGGGATGCCGTGCTGGCAGTATCAGATGGCTACCGCACAGATAAACTCCTTTGTATGGCCATTCTTAACAAAAAGAGGCTTAAGAGGCAGGGAGGGTGGCTATTCCACCCAGATTACCAGGAATCCGATGGGCTATATTCAGATAATGAGTTCACGGACAGAGCCTATGCCGACGGGGTTGTTATTGAGGCCAGGGATTTGAAGTTTGTGCATGAGAATCCAATGTTCACCAAAAAAGAAACAGACCAGCAGTTTGCCAACCACAACAAGCCAGAGTTCTATGAAAAGGGAAAGGCCATCTATGAAAAAAGAAAAGCCAATTCTTGGAGTTAGGCCAGCCAAGAAAGATGAGGATACCAATGGCCTTGGTATGATTAAGTTTGGAAAATCACGCAAAGACAAAACCAAGTATGTGCTTGTTGATATTGAGTATGATGAAAAGGCTGGGAAAGAGCTTTTTAAGATTGGGATGGAATTGCTTGCCAAAGACAAGGAAGCAGTCATCAATTATGTGGTTGTGAAGGCCATGAAATATACAGCAGAATTTAAGAGGAAAAAATGAGAGAAGTAAGCATAGAAGATTGTTTTGGCCAAGCCCTAGCCCAATACAGCAAAGGGCTTGATTTTGGTGTTGAGATTGGTGGTGGAACAGGAGATGGCTCTACTCAATGCATCAAAACAAAAGAACTATTAAGCTTTGAGATTCACCCAGACCGCATAGGCCGCCACAAATACAACCTTGATTCACGGCAGGGAGGAATGGCAATCAACTGGCTTTCCAGCAATCCAATGATGTGGATGAGCGTAGAACAGGTTGAGGATTTTTATAGAACAACCCAAACCAAGCTGAATCAATATCCTCTTGAGCATATAATTGAATGGCACAGGGAAGATTTTAGGGTTTCTAAAAATTATACTTGGGGGCATCCATCGATTAAAGATGAGGCAGATTTTTTGTTGTTGGATGGAGGAGCATTTTCTGGTCGGGCTGATTTTATGGTTTGGTTTCCTAAACTAAAAGAAGATGGAATTATTGCGCTAGATGATACAAATGATATTAAGAATTATGGCAACTACCAATGGCTTAAAACAGCAGGGTATGATCTTTTGTGGGAAGATTGGGGATGGAGGAATGGCTGTGCCATATTTAGAAAATGATGGAGCATATCTATCAAAAAGAATGCTTTGAGGAAAACTGGTTCACCGACCCCCATGTCTATAAGACAATAGTTCAAAATTGCAGGGACAATGGAACCATTGTTGAGCTTGGGGCATGGAAAGGCAGAAGTTCAGCCTTCCTGGTTGTGGAGGCAAAAAATAAAAGCAAGGACATCCAAGTTAACATAGTGGACACATGGCAAGGCTCACAGGAACACACAGACAGCATGAAAGATGGCCTCTATGAAAAGTTCATCTCAAATATGGCTCCCCTCAATGGGCTTTATACAGCCCACAGAATGACTACCAATGAGGCATCAAAGTTATTTGAAGATGGCTCCCTAGATGGTGTTTTTATAGATGCTGACCATTCTTATGAGGCAGTAAGGCAAGATATTCAAAACTGGCTCCCCAAGATTAGGAGTGGTGGAATCCTGGCTGGGCATGACTACATCTCAACATTTCCAGGGGTGGTGAAGGCTGTGAATGAGCTTTTGCATGGATTTGGTCTTTATGGCCAATGTTGGGTAAAAGCATGCTAACCATCTTTACCATTGTTCTAAATGGGGAGCCTTATATTTCCAAGAAGCTGGAGATATTCAGCAAGCTTCAGATTCCATGGCAATGGAAGATTGTAGAGGGTGTAAGCAACCCAACCAACTGCACCAGGTGGTGCAAGCAAGTTCCAGACAAGTGGCATAAGAATTTTGTTTCAATAGATGGAACCCATGAATACCTAAAAAATCTAAACAACGACAGGGTTAAGGTATATTACCAAAACAAGCCATTCAATGGGAAGATTGAGATGGTGAACAAGGCATTGGAGGGGGTTGATTGTGGGGTTGTGATGGAGCAAGACGCTGATGAATTTTGGACTCCAGAGCAAATGACAGCAGTTTATGAATTGCTAAAAGACAGAACCCCTGGGGTGGCGGCTCAATTCTTCTGCAATTACTACATTGGGAAAAAGGTTGTTATTAGCAGAAGGGGGCTTGGGTGCTATCCCTATGAATGGTATAGAGCCTGGAAATGGGGGGAGGGAATTCACTTCACCAGCCATGAGCCACCTATTTTGAATCATCAGCCCATCAGAATACCCAGGGGAGTTACTGAAGATATGGGGCTTATATTTGAACATTACGCCTACTGCACCCCACAAACCGTGGCCTTCAAGGAGGATTTCTATGGATATGCTGGCCTTTTGAAATCATGGGAGGAGCTACAACAAACCAGCGGCCCTGTTAGGCTCAATAGATACTTTGCCCACATTCAAGATAGAAGCGTTGTGGATGACTCAACCTAGAACAATCAAATATAGCCAGAGACTAGGGGATGTGCTTCGATGCCTCCCAGCCTGTAAATACCTGGCAGACCAGGGGCATGAAGTGTTCTTTGATTGCTATGCCCAATACCATGGTGTTTTTGAAATGGTTTCCTATGTGAAGGCTGGCCACAGGCAGGGGCTTGTGATTGACCTGGAAATTTGGCCAAACAGATATGATGAGTTTATTAAGAGCAAAAAAACCTGGCATGATTTTGTGTATTCTCACCATTCAATCAAGGATGCAGACAAAACAAACATTGTGTTAGATAGGCTTGGAAGTGAGCCAGCAAGTGGGCTTGAGAAAGGATACAATCTAATTGCTCCATTTGGCATAAGCCAATCATATAAAAGGAACCCCGTTGCCATAATTCAAGATGCAGTAAAGGAGCTTGGCAAAGACAATATGGTTATCCTATGCCCTCCAGATATTAAGATTGATGGGTTGAGAACCTACACAGCCCCAACCATTACAGACATGGCCAAGGCCATTAGGGATGCTGAAGAATTTTGGGCTGTTAATTCATCCCCAATCATCCTTGCCTCTGCTGTTAGAAGGGGGAAAACAAGCAGATTGTTTGGTGAAAAGAATGAACACAAGGTTCAGAATGTGTTTGAATTTGAGGGGCTTGTGTCAATGGATTGACAGATTAGATAGGGTGTGGGTGGCTCTATTCCTACTTCCTATTTCGGCACAGACTTAAACTACATGATAACAGACTTGTGGCAGTCTGTCACAGGTCTTGGCTCAAATGCTGTTTCTGCAAGTGTAACAGACCTTGCCACAGCCTCCGAGCTGGATGTAGGTGGAGAAGTTTTTAGAATCACCCAAAGCCTGGTTGTGTGTGCGTCCATGATTTCTGCTCCTGTTATTGGAAACCTTTGCACGGTCTCTGGTGTTGAAAGAATGGTTTCTGGATTTTCTGAATCTCCAGATGGGCTTTCCTACAATATAGACCTTGCAGAAATAACCACCTAAAGCCATGGCCTCTATTGAAAGAGAGGTTGAGAATGGGCTTCTCAATGCTGTTTCTGGTATTTCTGGCCTAAACAAGTTTACGAGTGAAAGAGGCACAGCCAGGACAATGCCCTATGTGCTTGCAAGGGCTAACATAACCAATGAGCAACTAGGGCCGTTCACAGGGGTTTTTGGACTATCTGCCAGCCTTACCTATGTTGCCAGGGCAGATGATACCAGCAGACAGGCTTTTGACCTAAAATATCAATCCCTGGTAAGCGAGCTATATAGAAACCCAGACCTTCCAGGCTATATGACAGGGGCTTCAAATATCACGGTCTATCAAGCCAAGGTGACACAGGAGGAGCCAGCAATCAATTCTGCCAATAGGTCGTGGCAAAAGGCAGTAACCCTGGACATTGTGGCCACAGCCAAAAAATGACTCACAGCATCCAATATAACCTTGAGAATGCCATTGCATTCCTTCTGGAGGATGTTCCTGGTGTTAATGTTTATACAGCCAACAGAACAGGCAAAAGGCTTATGCCTTATATTACCATTCAAGCCAATATAAACAGCCAGCTTCTAGGAAATTTCACAGGTGTATATGATTTGAATGTGGCTGTAAATTACTCCGATACAGCCTCCAAAATCAGCCAGGAGCAGTTTGATGATACATATTGCAGAATCTTTGAATCTTTCTATGAGGAAACCCCAACCCTAGTTTTTAAGATACAAAGTGAAATTTCAAAGACCAGGGTATATATGGCCAGGATTGTTAGCCAAACCCCATCAATAAGGTCACAGAGGGAGGCATGGGTTAGGGGCTTAACAATCAATGTGTTTGCAACCCCAGATGAATCTGTGTCTGGATTGAGAAACTATGACTTTGGTGAAGCCCTAAACAGCTTCTATATTGCCACAATTTAACAAGGAGACTAGAGAAAATGGCTCTTCCAATTTTAGACGGCAACCAGTCGGCAACCACCCTTTCAACCATTGTGACAGGCGGGCAACATATCCCTGCCCATACGGTTATATCCCTTGGCTCACAGGCAATTTCAGATATTACTAGCGCTGTTTCTGGGGTTCAAATAAGTGGTTCGGTAAATGTTAGTGGGACAAACTTTGATGGAGATGGCAATTTGCTTGTTACACTTCAGCCGGGAGCCGCCCCATATACCCAGCCCATTTCAGGCTCGGTAACAATTAGTGCGTTACCAGAAGGCATTATTTTTGGGCAACAACTTGCTGAAGGATATGAAAATTATGGTGGTTTAACCATTCAAAATTTACCTCTAATCTCTGGCACGGTTACGGTTGGCAATTCAATTACCATTGGGGCATCTTCAGTAACACTTAATTCAAATGTTGCAAAAAGAGATGACGGAACATGGACAAATCTAGGAGTTGAAACTGGCTCTGGATATATAAAAGCAAGGGTTTATCCTTCAGATGTAGCTCCATTTACTGCTACCGTAACGGTGGGAAACTCTGTAACTATTAGCGGAGCGGTCACGGCAAACCTCCCGATCAATGGAGCCTATGGAGGAACATTCCAAGGATATAATGGAACAAATACTTATCTAAATGTAGGCATTCAAAATGTTGGGGCTACTTCTCTTAATGGCGCGTCTGGGCTTCCAATATCAATGCCGGGTGGATTATTTACAACTCGTTTTAGTTCTGTTGTAACTGCAAATGTTCCACAATTAACACAGGCCGTAACAAATAGTTTAAGAAAATATCTTTTAATTCAAAATGTTGGCTCTAGCACAATTACCATTGGTATAGGATTTTCACCAACAACAACACAGGGAATTGCACTATATTCTGGTGGCGGTCTAACATTTGATTCTTTTGTTCCGACTGGTGCTGTATATTGGCTATCATCTGTTACTGGCTCAAATATCATTGTAATTGATGGATAATTATGGGCGGGTTTGTAAATAACTCTCCATCCATAGCCATACAGCCAGATTCAGTGTCTGGCCTATGGGGATGGTGGGATGCTAGCGATGAGACAAAAACTGCTGGAAGTGCGCCAGAACAAATAGGCTATATTTATGATAAAAGGTATGGCTCAACTACTGGCAATTATTTTGTTGGAACTTCAGTTACAGCAAGCACTATAAATGGAGTAAGAAGTGCAAGCTTTAACGGCTCAAATAATTATGAGCTTCTGAATGCAACATCTGTCACAGCAGTTACAGAGCCAATCACAACTGGTGTAACAGCATCTTGGAATGTTTTTATTGTTGGACAATACTCGGCGGCTGGAACAATTATTTCTCAAAACATTTCTGCTACATTATCACAAAGGCAAATGCAGATTTTTCGCCAAGCCAGCGGTAGTGGCATTGGCGGATATTTAACCACAACGGTTTTGCGTGGAGTTGAAAGGTCTTTGAACGACAATCAAGACCTAAATTCTGATGGATTTCAGCCAATTCTAATACATTTTCAAATAAACAATTCTATAATACTATATCCCAATGTAAAAACATCTGGGGCATCCAACTATGTTGGTTTTGGTGTGCTTCCACCAGCTTCAATCCTTGAAATCAACCCACGCATATCAATTGGGGCAAGAACCAATGGAACTGCTGGTGTTTACACAGCATATATTATTGGTAAAATTGGTGAAATTGTAATGTATAATTCAAATATAACTTCTGCTGAAAGACTTGGAATTAAAAGATATTTTGCCAAAAAATGGGGACTTATTGAGGCAACAGCCCCATGAGCAAATACACCTACGAAGATTTTATGGCGGCGTTGTCTTATCTTGAATTAGAAGGCTACATAGAAAGGTTCATAGATAAGGACGGCTCTGAATGCGTTAGAATCTGTGAAGGTGCAGAGGATTGTGAAGTGTGAGTGCAGACGATCACAGCGTTCTAATAGAAATCAGAGAAAAGGTTGCCAGAATGGAAACACGGCAAGCCTACATTCTTGAGCTTCTAACAGACCACAAGACAAAGATGGACAGAATTGAACAGGAAGCCCATCACATCAAAGGCAGGGTTTGGCTTGTTTCAACCATTGTGTTTGGTGTTCTTGCCGCCGCTTGGGAAATCATCAAAAGCAGACTTCTTGGACACTAACATTAACTTGACATAACAAAGGAGATAATACTATGCCCGCAACGACTCTTGGAACTGCTGGACTTGTTTTTGGAATGTCTGATGAAGGCATTGGCCTTGTGCAGAGCTTTACAGAAACTCGTAATGCTGAAAAAGTTGAAGTAAAGAATGAGGTTGGTGATGTTGAGGCTTTGGCCTATGTGAATGCAACCACCTCGTATGCTCTGTCTGTTGCTGTTACTGGAAACTATCGCAATGTTCCTGGTGTTGCCCTTGGCGCTCTTGCCAATGCCGCAACCTTTACTGCCTCAAAGATTATCATTGATTCTGTGACCGTGAACAAATCCAATGATGCTTTTGTGACCGTGGACATTGCCGCCACAGGCTATCCCAATCTTGGATAATTAGGGGCTTGCCCCTACTGAAATCCTAATCCAATGCAAGGCTCCTCATTTTGGGGAACAACTAACCTAAAAGTTGCCGCCGCTGTTGCGGCTTTTGGGGCAAAGTTAAGGAAGGTTGACCCTATAACCAGGATGGTTAGGGAGGATGGGAGTCAGCAAGTCACCTTTTGGTTTGATGCTGATGGGGCTGGTTCAGAGGCAAGGAAAGAAATGGAGAGGAATTGGGTTGAGATGGAATCAAGTCCAGAACACCCCATTAGATACATTAGAGCCGCCCTGGAGAACAGGGAAACCCTTCTAGGATTGGTTAAAAAGGCCGAGCCAATCCAAATCATACAAAGGGGGGAGCAGACATTGATTGTTCCCCTAAACGCCCCTGTGGAGCGTAAAAAGGCCATTCTAAAGGCAATATGAATGAAATCCTAGATTCAGAACTAAATGCAATGTTTATTGCTCCAGAAAGGGAGTTTGAGGGTGATAAGCTTGCCCCCTACACAGAAGGTAGCCGCCTACTGCTTATGCAGACAAAGACAGATGAGGATTCATCTATTTTCTTTGTTTGGGCTTTCTTGTATATCCACATTCATCTTTTTAAGAACAAGAAGGAGATGATTAAGCTTGCCTGGAATAGGGAGCTTTTTAGGGAAAAGGTTCTTGAATGGGCAGATATCAAAACTTCCAAGCAAAGGGAGGAGGCCACAAATCTTGTTGCCACCATTCTTGAGGAATCATCTACTGGTAGTGTTGAATCTGCCAAGCCAGGACTTCCCCAGGGAAACGCCTAACGCCAGCGGGGGTTGCCATCACGGTATTCACGCTGGCAGAAAGAACAGGGTGGACTATTGACTACATCTTATGGAACATCCCCATTTCAATCATAAGCCAATCAAACCATGTGTTCTTCTGGATGGCTGGAATTAACACAAAGAGGGCTGGTAAGACAAAGTTGAAGCACATCAAAGAGATGGCAGACATCATTGGGATTGAGCTTTAACAAGAGTGAATTTGTATGGCATCAGTAGAGGTTAATCTTTTTGATTCAAAAAAGTTTAACGACACACTACGCCTATATGTTATGGCTCAAAGAAAAGAGCTTGCAGACTCAATCAATCACATTGCAAGGAACATTGCTTATAGGGCTTCCCAATTCACAGAGCCAAGTGGCTCAAAGGCATCTGCATCATCAAACATAAAATCAAGCCTGGAAAATCTGCCCATAACAAAGGATGATGGAAGGAAAAGAAGTGGGAATACAGCCTTTGTTGGGGCATT